TGTATAACAGATGCAGTAAGCCAGGTGCTACCATCTATGGATGGCTCCCATGTAATTTTGACTTTTACGGCTCCAGCTGTGGAAAATGCCTTATAAACAAGTTTACAGTTTGCCTTTAAGTCTCCCGAACCGACATACTGTGCCAGTAAGGTATCAAGGTCAACTATTGTAGTATCTGCGGCAGTAGTAGCTACACTATCTGAAGATGCAATATCAACACTGCCGAAATAAGACGCGAGAGTCCCTGTTCTTGCGAATAGACATATTGCCACAACCATGAAAAATAAAACAAGTTTCCTCATCTATACCTCCGGTTTGGTTAGTTCTTCCATTCCAAACTTCAGGACATCACTAAGTTTGTCAGTAATGACCTTGGCAATTTCCTTTTCGGGTAGGTCTCCAGAGCTACTTTCGTTCCACTCCTGACCTTTCTTTCCCTTAATAATTGCCTTTATCTCAACTAATTCCGTCTTAATAGCATTTATCTCAGCCCATATCGAATTAGTCTCTTCCTTAATTAAATCTTTTTTACCATCTTCTTCCTTTTCCCTGTCCGCTGCTCTTCTCTTTATTTCTGCAAGTGCAGCTTTTTTAATAACTGCTAAATCCTTACAGGTTAACCTGATATCTTCTTGTTTTAAATTGTCATCCCCAGGCTTTGCCCAACTCGATAACCCATAATCCGATGGCTTTTCTGGGAAGGTGCATTTTAAGGGACTTTTAGGTCCTTGTCTTGCTCCAATTGATTCTGTCTTTGGTAATGAGCAAGGAGGTTTCATTACAGCTGCAATCATCTCTGTCCTTCTCACTGTCCCCCGAATTGGACCTGATGCAGTTCCCGATAGTCCACCTCCTCCAATTTTAGAGAAATGACATCTCCAAGCTGCTGCATAATTCCCTTTGAATCCCTTGGAACTATGTGTTCCATATTTATTTTTGGGTGAACCAGCGAACTTCGTTGATGCAATTAGCATAGATTCTATGGATGTATCTGTATCCTTATCGTAAGGTTCTTCCGATACTGCTTCGGTTTCATACTCTTCATTATCCTCCTCACCTTCATATCCCCTAATCATATTCTTGAAATAATCCGACTCGACTGCTCCTTTCTGTGATACAAGTGCAGCAGGATTATCGGGAATGGTAACGGGGCCAAGTTCTAATATTTCATAATCGGTATATATTCTATTAACATCCTTAGCCTTAAAGCCTAACTCCTTTATCGAATCCTCATCATCAATAAACTCAAAGGGAACAAAGGTGTGCGAAAATGCCCTCAATGCCCTTTCTTTAATAAGTGTTTTATGGTCTTGTGCAAACGGTGTTGAAGCAAACCATGTCTTAGCCTTAAGACTATTGACTTCCTTTCCTTTCCAATTCGTCTTTCCCGGTTTAATCCATCTCGAACCCCCGATAGTAAATTCAGGTGCATATCTATGGCCAGAAAGCATAATTGGATTCTTTCGATAATTCGCTAATCTTGCACCAGAAACAAGTAAAACTTCTCTACTCCTATCGGGAATTTCCACAGTTACATCAACAATCGGTTCATCCTCATCTAACTCTTTCTTCTCTATAGAAATCAAACTATCGAAAACCATTGCCTTGTTTGCGGTATCTTCCCCATATCTCTTAACTGCATTTTTAAATTCAAGTTCTGGATCTATCCCAAGTTTAGGTCCACATTCCTTAAGATAATCTTTTAATAGTTTTGCCATTTATACCTCCAATGCCTCTTCTGGCACTTCAATGCAGAGGCAATTAATTACATTGCTGGCTGAGCCGTTCCTATCTCCTGGATACATTAAAGGCTCTCCACCGACAATAAAGGGTTCTTTGACTGGTTTGACTTGACCATGAGCAGCCACATGCGCCTCTCTCGATGCTTCCGTGAGAGCGGAAAACCAACTTCGCCACATTATACCTGATACATCAATAGTATCGTGAGATGTCTTATTCGCTGCTCCTCCCGTTTCGGTTCTTGAAATTGTCATTGCTCTATGTTTATTCATGTAATCAGGACTGAGAGGGTCATATTTCGCATTTACATATCTTGACATTTCATTCATTGTCATATCCTGTTCCATTCCCTCTGAAAGCAATTTCTTTAACTGTTTAATATCTGTTTCAGCAATTCCCTTCCATGTTTTTTCAAGATTGTTGATATACTGCTTTATATATTCTTCTATATTCATCCTGCTGACATCTCCACCTAATTCGGACATTTTCTGAGTAAATGCCTTCTCAATAGATTCTATAATGTATGGGTTGAACTGCTCTTTCATTTTATCGGTAAGAATGATATAAGAGAGTATAACCATATCCGATAGCGTAGGGTCATCAAATCCTTTAGGACTTAACTTCCTTAAATTCTTTGATACTTCTTTACCCACCCATGAGAAATACTTATCAACCTCTTTCGCAAATCTCTTCTCGACTGCATTCTGCCATTGATAGAAAGTTTTCCATGAGCGTATCCCGATTACTTTAGGTCTATAGACTTTTATATTAGGTGCGGACTTCTTCCCCTTCTTCTCCTGAATAGTTGCAACCGGCACTTCACCTAAACTTCTATACACATCATCACCACCATTATATGGGAACCATCCGTGGTTACCTCTGGACTGGTTAGGAGACATAACATTCATCTCAAGATACATTCTTTCTCTCTTCATCTCCATGGCGGGGTCTTTGGGCAGTTCCATTGCAAACTTAAATGAGATGGAAGGTTCTAAAATTAAATATTCTGTAATGGTCTCTGCAATATCCTCTGCAATGGGCAGTTGCTTATTTTCATAGAATGAAAGCCTTGCTTGATAAGCATTAGCATAAGTCGCCTTTTCAGGGTCGATTAAAACACGGGGGACTCCAAAGATTTTATATAAGCTCTTTTCTCCTGCCTCTTGAATACCTGTAAAATTAATCTCCGATGGAGAGAAAGCAAATCTGTGGATATTAGTTCCCTCTGGGACACCCGACGTTTTACCTGCATTTTTATATCCACTCCAATTCTCAATCCATAGGGAAACCATCCTCTGTGTTTGCTCTGGCGTCTTTCCCCATTCTAATACAATGGGAGGAACGCCAATGTTCTGGAGAAGAATATTGGCATAATCCGTAACATATTCATAATTATTGTACTGCCCAAGTGCAGCCTGAAATGGTCCAATCCCATAACCCTGCGGGTCTGCAAGGTTAGGATATTTTGAGTGAATAATCACATCCGGGACAAAATTCTTTAGCGCACTGTTTATATTGAGCTGATATCCGGCAATGGGGTTAGTATCTGTAACAATAATCTTCGTTTTATCAGGTGGGATAAAATACAGCTTCTCTGGTCTAAGGCTGTCTCCAAACTTAAGTAGATATGTGTTCCCAGTTGCCTCAAGAGAACAAACCCATAAATATATTAACTGTCTCCAGGTGCATTTCTCAAAAGGTTTCTTTAATAGTTGATAATATTTCTTCGCATACTTATTCTTCTCCGGGAGAGGTTCTCCATCCTGCTCTAAATACCATTTGACCTTTTGCATTGACTTTGCAGTAAAATCAATTGCCCTGTAAATATGATGATTTTTCCACTGTGCAACATAATCGGTTACCTTATCCTGTAATGTTAGCCCTCGCTTGGATGTGGTAATAACGTACGGAACACTCTCAGTCTCCGTTATTCTTAGTCTCTTCCTGAATACTTTTTCAAATATATTAGGCATTTATCCTCCGATTATTACAAAAGGTTCTACATTATTATGGGAGTGTGTGCAAATCCCATATCTAATTGCATCCATAGCATGGTTCATATATTCAACTGGTTTGTTGAGTATGTTCCCGTTCTTATCCTGCCTCATTTTATATTTATTGCGTTCTTTTTTTATGTTTTCAGACCCGCTAACAATGTGAATTATTTGCTCTTTTAAGAAGTCAATCCCATGCTTAACCGAATCGGGTCCCTTATCTGATGGCAAAGCATTTATCCCCATCTCATACAATTCTTGAATTGATTTAGGCTCTGCTGAATCCCAATACTGCGGGTCAAGAAGATTAACCTCTTTTAGTCCCTTGATTTTCTCCCCTAATGCAATGTTAGTCAGCCCAGTCTCGTAAATTAGTTCCTTAACCCAATATTCGTTCGCTTTGTGGTATATTTTAATAAACGCAGCGGGGTTAATACTGTATCCAAAATCCCCACCATAAAATATTTCATCAAATTTAATGTCGGGAAGATCGACTATATCCCAGTTATAAATTTTCTCTTTGGGAACAGCCCATTGACCATGCTTGTAAATTGAGATATAAACCTCATCTTCAAGACGGTCTAAGATTCTCCTATATGAATTTCTTATATCTGCAATGGGATTATCCGCAATTGTAGAGTGGTGGATGTATGAATCTTCCATCTTCCCCGGACCAGTCTTTATCTTATCATTTAAGAAGAATTTATTCTTGATCCATTCGGCTTCGCCCTCGTCGGGGTTATATGTCCCTATAATCTGCTCGTAATCTGATAATTGTTCTCTTAACGCTAAATCAACAATTCTAAAATCCTTAGAGGTAAACTCAGTCAACTCCTCCATGTGGATCCCGGTGATTCCCTTAATTGATTCAATCTTCTCGGGATCATCAAGCCCATCGAACTTGATAATATTTTTCTGCCTGTTTGAATTTCTAAATGAGATTGTCCTATCAAATTTTCTATAACTATATTTAACCTTCTGCTCATCTAACATTTTTTGCCAAACTTCAATAACCGAATCGTATGTAGTTGCCCTCACTTTCCTGAGGACAAGGAATTTATGATTGCCCTCTACCCAACAACGATATAACATCTTCCGGGCTACAAATTCACTCTTGCCCGAACCCTTTCCACCGACAAGATTTAAATATCTGTATTGATTAGTCAGTAAAGGCTTGAAGGTTGAGGATATTGTCAGTCTTAATTCTTTAGCCATTGAAAATGCCAACAGGATTAAGATTATCCACATTATCCTTTCTCGTCTTGCTGATTCACTACAACTTCCTCTACCACAACCTTCTCGTGGTCATTAATATAACCTGAATGTTCAATGTCTTTTTTATCTCGTTGGTCAAGCCATTGCTTCCCTAACCAGATAAGCATTATATTACTTCCTTTCTTTGCCTTTTGCCATTGAAGACGCCTTAGCGCGACAAACCCCTTTTCCTTCTTTTGCGCATAATAATCCGCAAATTTCATCTTCTTGGATTTTTTCACTCTCCGCTCAATTGTATCCTCACTACATTCAAACCACGCAGCAATTTCAGAGAGAGTGCATTGCATTGCGCAAAGTTTGTCGAACTCCTTCCATTTAATCTTGATTGGTTTGGGTCCGCGTTTAGCCATAACCTAAAATAAATATACCTTCCTGAGTCCGCAAGCCCAAACAAGGC